ACGATTGGGCAGGGGAACAGCCTAAGTGGGTACAAGATGCTTTGTATGAGAACCAAGATGATCCTCGCTCTGTGGTACGTGTTATTGATTTGTATAAGTCAGACAAGGGCATGGACACTAAGTCTCGTAAAAAGGCTAGTAAGGAAGCAGCTAAGGCAGTAGTAAGCAAGCGTGGTACTAAGCCTGATACTGTGGACTTGGAGGGTGCTTTCAGTGAGTCTCAAGTAAAGAATATGTCAGATAAAGACTTTGAGAAAAACATGGACGCTATTGCTGAGTCTCAACGCAGTGGAAAGTTTGTCTATGATCTTTCTGGCGGTGCTAGATAATTAATTTAAAATAAACACTTGACACTCATAGATTTACAAGTATAACTATGGGTGTCAATACTACCACTAAAGATAAAGCCCTACTATAGGTAGCCACCTTTTACTTTAGTATACTCTAAGCAAAACATTTTAGTTAAGACCTACCTGAACAATTACAGGCCCGTTATTGTAACGCCACCCTAGAACGTACAGCCTCTTGAATCTAATTGTTTTAGCTTAATTAAACCTAAGCCAAAAACATTCAATGGAGGATATACTCATGGCTTTTACAACCGCAACAGGATATGGCAATTTACCAAACGGTAATTTCAGTCCTATCATTTATTCCAAAAAAGTACAACTTGCCTTTCGTAAGAGTACAGTCGTAGGCGCAGTAACCAACTCTGATTACTTCGGTGAGATTTCTGCTCAAGGCGATACAGTCAAGATTATCAAGGAACCAGAAATTTCTGTCTCGTCTTATGCCCGTGGTACACAGGTCACAGCACAAGATTTAGAAGATGCCGAATTTCAGTTAACCATTGATAAGGCTAACTATTTTGCCTTTAAGATGGACGATATTGAAGAGGCCCATTCGCATGTAAATTTCATGCAACTTGCCACTGATCGTGCTGCTTATCGTCTTGCTGACCAACATGACCAAGAAGTCCTTGGCTACATGGCAGGTTATAAGCAGGGTTCTTTGCACAACCAAGCCAACGCCCTCAATGATGCAGTTAACGGTAGTAAAGCTATCAGCACTGCAGAAGGCAATGAGCTTCTGGGTAGTATGCAGCTTCACAAATCTGACTTTGGTAATATTACCACTGCATCTTCGGGTACACACTCAATTCCTGTGACTGCACGTATGCCGGGGGCAACCTCGCTTCCAACGGCTACTGTTTCACCTGCAATGATCATTGCTCGTATGAAGCGTGTACTTGATCAACAGCAAGTTGACTCACAAGCGAGATGGCTGATCGTTGACCCGGTGTTTATGGAAATCCTTGCAGACGAGGATTCACGTTTCATGAATGCAGACTTCGGTGAATCAGGTGGACTGCGTAACGGTTTGACCGTTAACAACTTCCACGGCTTCCGTGTCTATTCCTCATCCAATCTGCCAGCACTTGGCACTGGACCGGGAACTTCAGGAACTGCTAATCAGTTGACTAATTTTGGTGTTATTGTCGCAGGACATGACTCCGCTGTTGCAACTGCTGAGCAAATCAACAAGACAGAAACCTATCGTGACCCTGACAGCTTTGCTGACATTGTTCGTGGTATGCATCTATACGGTCGTAAGATTCTTCGTCCTGAAGCAATCGTTACTGCCCGTTACAACGCAGCATAAGGGAGTAATAAACTATGGCTACGTTTGATATGACTGTCAGTACTACCGCTGGTGTTGGGGCAAATGTTCTTGCTGTTCCAACAGTTGTCGGTAATTCTGTTCGCACTATTGAAGCAATCTTAGATATTGATGCTATGATTACTGCGGGTGCTACCATTGCTAATGGTGACATCTTCCAACTACTTGAAATCCCTTCTGAGTCAGTAGTCCTGACTGCTGGTGCGGAAATCATGAAGTCCTTTACTGCAAGTTGTACTTGTAATATTGACTATGCTGGTGGAGATGACATCATTGATGGTGCTGCGCTTGATGCTGCTGCTGGTACATACCTTGCAGCAGGTACTAATGGGTATACTAATACTGTTGGTACTGGTGCAGCTTCTACACCTAATGCAGACTTCCATGCTTCACAACTAGCTGGTGTAGCTGCTTCAGATACCATTGATGTTGTTGTCGCTGGTGCTGCTGCTGCTACTGGACGCTTACGTGTCTATGCAGTGATTGCAGATATTTCGGCTGCTCACACTGAGGCTGCTGTAGCTTCACGTGATCTGTTGGCATAACTTAAAGTACACTTAGGGGCTGGCTATACGCTGGCCCCTTTGTCACATCTTAAGGAAGCATAATGGCTCTTACATTTCTTACATTGACTAATGATGTTATTACTCGTATGAATGAAGTAGTGCTTACTTCTGCTAACTTTGCAGATTCCAGAGGTGTGCAGACCCAATGTAAGAATGCTGTTAATGAGTCTATACGTTACATTAATCAAAAAGAGTTTACGTATCCTTTTAACCATGCCACTAATGCTTCTACTCTAGTTCCCGGCGTATCAAGGTATAGCCTACCAGCCAGCGCCAAACACGTAGATTACAATACAGCAAGAATTAAAAGAAGCACCACGCTTAATGCCGCTGGTAGCAACTTAGCTAACCTTGATTACAACGAATACATCAGTAAAGAGTTTGTTAATCAAGAAGATGATGTTATAACTACAACACTAAATGGCTCTCATTCAAGCTCTGTAACTACACTTACGCTTACTTCCTCTACAGACTTCTCAGCGACAGGTACTGTATACATTGGTGGTGAGCAAGTTAGCTATACAGCAATATCAGGTAACGACCTCACAGGCTGCACCAGAGGCGCTAACAGCACCACTGCAGCAACTCACAGTAGCGGCGTAACTGTTACACAGTTTACCAATGGAGGTGTACCTCAGTTCATTGTACGCACACTAGATAATAATTACTTACTATACCCTTTCCCTGACAAAGAGTATACTTTAGCGTTTGACTTCTTTACATTCCCTGATGATCTTTCTGCACATGGCGATACTACCACTATTCCTGACAGGTTTAAGCCTATTATTGCAGACGGTGCAGCAGCCTTTGTTTATCAATATAGAGGCGAGACAGCCCAATATCAATTAAACTTTCAACGGTTTGAGCAGGGCATTAAAAACATGCAAAGCTTGCTTATTAATAAGTTTGAGTATGTCCGTTCTACTGTAATACATAGACCTAAAGGGTTTAATGTAGGGATATTGTTTTAATGCCTGATAATTCTCAAGTACAACCAGTAGCATTTAACTGTGAGGGAGGTTTAGTTTTAAACCGTTCTACTTTTCTTATGCAACCGGGAGAGGCATTAGAGCTAGAAAACTTTGAGCCAGACATTGAGGGTGGCTACAGAAGAATAGATGGTTACAGTAAATTTATAAATCACGTAGTTCCTTTTACATCAACCAGCTCTGAAAAAGTATTAATGGTAGCTAACTTTGCAAACAAAGTAGTAGCAGCCAGAGGTGAAAAGATATTTAGTGCTGCTTCTACGGAGTTGTCTGTAAAGATACTAGCAGCTACAGGTATGACAGGCTCTGGTACTATTACAGTAGATAGCACTACAGGGTTTTCTTCTAGTGGTACACTACAAATAACTTCAGAGATATTTACCTACACAGGAGTTACAAGCACTACCTTTACAGGGGTAACACGTGCAACTTCTAGCACTACTGCAGCAACCCATACACTCAATACTATTATCTCAGAGAACTGGACAGAAAGAGATACGGGCAGAACAGATGCAGTAAAGTATAGGTTTGAAAGATTTAACTTTGATGGCAATGATAAGATTATTGTTGTAGACGAAACAAATGCACCTACAGTTTTTAATAGTGCTATCTCAGCTACTGATGTAAGTGGCAGTAGTGTAGCAGGTTCTAAATTTGTAGCAGCTTATAAGTCTCACATGTTTTACGCAGGTAAATCTACTACACCTGCAGAGCTAGTATTTAGTGTACCCTTTGATGAAGACAATTTTACTAGCGGTTCTGGTGCTGGTAGCATTAAAGTAGATGATGACATTACTGGACTAAAGGTTTTTCGGGATAGCTTATTTATCTTTTGTGCAAACAGAATATTTAAACTAACAGGTTCTACCTCTAGTGACTTTGCAGTACAAGCTGTTACTAGAAACATTGGCTGTGTTAATGGTGATACTATCCAAGAATTTGGTGGTGACTTACTATTCCTTGGGCCTGATGGCCTTCGTACTGTTGCTGCTACCGCAAGAATTGGTGACACTGAACTTGGTACTATAAGTAAGAACGTACAGTCTGTATTTGATTTAAATATAAGAGACTCCGCTCTTTTTGAGAGCGTTGTTATACAAGATAAGACACAGTATAGATTGTTCTTTACTAAAGCTAATCAAGCAGAAAACATTACAAGAGGCATTATCTGTGTTATGAAAGCAGATAAGTATGAGTTTTCTGAGATACGTGGTATCAAGCCCTCTGCTACTGATAGCTTTGTTGAAGAAGGTAACGTAATAGTATTACATGGCGACTTCAGTGGTTTTATACATAGGCAAGAAAAAGGCAATACATTTGACGGTACAGATATATTAGGTAGATATAGAAGTGCTGACATGGGTTTTGGTGATACTGGCATCCGAAAGCATATGCAAAGGGTTATTGTTAATTTTAAACCTGAGTCTACTATTAGTGCAGATTTGTTTATTAGATATGATAACGAAGACGCTAACTCTACTAGACCTGATGCATATCCCTTTGATTCTACACAGACATTCTCTCAGTTTGGTTCTGCTTTGTTTAGTTCATTAGATGGTAGTGCTAGGTTTGTATTTGGTGGGCCATCACAACCATTAGTAAGACAAGCGGTAGAAGGTTCAGGGTTTTCTGTTGCATTAAAAGTAAATGACAACTTAACAACAGCCCCTTATTCGCTTAAAGGGTTTCAGTTAGAGTATCAATTAGGAGCAAGACGTTAAATGGGCGCTACATACACAAGACAATCAAACTTTACTGATGGCGATGTCATTACAGCAGACTTGTTTAACAATGAGTTTGACCAGCTTCTAGCTGCATTTGCCGCCAGCACAGGACACACACACGATGGTACTGCTGGAGAAGGTGGACCTATTACTTTAGCTGCAACAGATGTTCTTACCATTGGTACAAATCAAGGTGACGTATCTATTGTCTTTAATGGCGGCAGTAATGACGGTACACTAAAGTGGATGGAAGATGAAGACTACTTTGAGTTTTCTGATGACATACTTATTGCTACCAATGAGAAGATACAGTTTCGTGACACTGCTATATTTATTAACTCTAGTGCCGATGGTCAACTTGATCTTGTAGCGGATACAGAAATACAGATTGCAGCTACTACTGTAGACATTAATGGTCTTGTAGATATATCAGGCAACTTGACTGTAGGTGGAGATTTAAGTGTAGCTGGTACTACATCCTTTAGT